CAGAACATTGGAATGGCTATTAGAGTTAATCCAACAACAAATGCTACAATAAAGGTAATGGGAGCGGGTAGAGCAAATGCATCGCCAAACTTACCAACGGGTATTTTATTAGGTGACACAACTAATGTTTCAACTGCTATTACAGATGGCTCTGTAGGACAAATATTATCTACTGACGGTAGTGGAAGTTATTCTTTTATTGATAATGACGAGGGAACGGTTACCTCAATAGGAATAAGTGTTCCAACGGGATTAACCGTTACAAATTCACCAATCACCACAAGTGGAACTATTACCATAGGTGGTACACTAGGTGTTGCTAATGGAGGGACGGGAGCAACAACATTAACGGGTATTTTAGTAGGTAATGGTACAAGTGCTATTTCAGTAGTATCTGATGGAATAGTTAGTGGACAAGTTTTGTCTACAAATGCTAATGGAACATATTCATTTATAGATGCTGCGGGCGGTGATGTAACAAAAACGGGAACAATTACTGCAAATCAAATAGCAGTTTGGAACGATTCAACAGATGAATTAAGAAGTGATGAAACTGTAACGATAGGAACAGATCATTCAATTACTTTATATCAGCCAAACACAAATTCTAATACAACTAATTATATTATTGGTGGCGGATCATCAATGACAACGGGGGAGCTAAATACGGGGTTTGGTAGTAGTGTTCTTACCTTAAATACAACGGGTGTTGGTAATATAGCTATTGGATCAGATTCTTTGACAACTAATGTAAGTGGATATAATAATGTTGCCGTTGGAGTTAATACCTTAAAAAGAACTACTGCAAGTAATAATGTTGCCATTGGTAATTCAGTATTACAATTTGACACAACGGGTTATGAAAATACTGCAATAGGTGGCTTATCTCAATACAATATAACAACTGCTTACGGAAATACTTCTTTAGGATACAATAGTTTAATTTTTAATTCAACGGGTATTCAAAATACTGCAATAGGGTGGAACTCATTAAAAGGGGTATCAACTTATTCTGCATCTAATAATACTGCTATTGGTTACAATTCGGGTTCTGCAATAACAACGGGTTCTTATAACGTAATAATTGGCTCTAATACGGGTAGTACAATAGCAACATCATCTAGCAACATTATCATTTCAGATGGTATTGGGAATATTAGGCAAAGTTTTGATTTTACGGGTGCTGCTACTTTTAATGGTAATGCTACTTTTACAAAAAATCAAAATGCAGATACATTTATAAAATTATATAATCCAAATGTGGGTACATCAACGGAATCCACTATATATGTAACTAATTCAAATCTTGATGCCGATGGTTTATTCTTAGGTACTACGGGAGTTAATTTTCCTGCCGGCGTAGGAGGTTTTACTCCGGATGGTTCGCACATAGGTTCGGGTACGGGTGCAAGTGGAGGCTTGTCAATTATGACAAGAGCGGCAGCCGATATGAGATTTTACACTAGCGGACACACAAACGAACGTATGCGCATCTCATCGGGGGGTAATGTGGGTATTGGAACTAGTGGTACGCCGAGTACGGGGTTGGAATTAATGGGCGCAGATAATACCCGCGCAACATTGCGAATAACAAATACCGCTTTATCGGGAGGTAATCAATGGAATTTTACTCCTCAATATAATTCGGCTAGTTTAGTTATATCAAACTTTACAAATCCAATACTCACCATCTCATCGACGGGTGCGGCTACTTTTAGTAGTAGTGTAACGACAAATGCAACAGTAGCAAATTCTTATTTAAGTTTTAGTTCACGATATTCCACTGATTCAAATTACCGATTAGATATAAGACAAGTTGTTACTTCGGGTTTAGTTAAACACGCATTTAATGTTGTTAATGGAGGAACATCATACGATAATAATCTAGTTTTAGATAGGGGTAATGTGGGTATTGGAACTAATTCGCCTACAAGAAAATTACAAGTTCTTTCGGGAGCAAGTTCAGATATTGCAAGTTTTGGAAATGATAGCGGTTCATTTACTTTTGGACAAAGTAGCGCTTTAACCTCTTTAGATTTAGCGACTAGTAATGCCTTTCGAATAAGACAAGGTTCTGTTGTTCCCCTCACTATCTCATCGGGGGGTGCAGTAGGAATTGATAATTCATCACCCGATAGTTTCAGCGGTAGCGGAAGCGTATCTTCATCTTTAGTTATAGGGCAAGGAACAAGTGGTATTTCACCACAATTAACGCTATGGCAAGGAAACTCAGCACAAGCAACTATTAATTTTGCAAGTTCTAATACGGGAACGGGGCAATACGAAGGGAGAATACGTTATACAAGAGACACGGGAGTAATGGATTTTAGAGTTAATTCTAATGCTGCACTCTCCATCTCATCGACGGGTACTACTTTCTTCCAAGCAGCAGCGAGTACTTGGACGTGTATAAAGGAAAATACTTCAGCGAATGCGGCGGGATTGCTTGTAAAATTAACGGGAGGAAGTCAAGGTTATTATTATGGTGCTTTTACGGGAGCGGCTTATGAGTTTTATGTTGACGGAGCGGGTGCAATACATTCAACATCGACAAGCATAACACAAATAACATCTGATGTAAATTTAAAAACAGAAATAACAGATTATACAAAAGGGTTATCAGAGGTTTTATTAATGAAGCCAAGATACTATAAGTATAAATCTAATCTTGAAGAGTTAAAAGTAGGTTTTATCGCTCAAGAGATGGAAGAGGCTTTGTCGGGTTCAATGATTGATAGTAGTGAAATAAATAAAACAACGGGCGAAAAATATAAAACTTATCAGTTAGAATGGTATCCTTTATTAGTCAAAGCAATCCAAGAACAACAAACCATTATAGAAGATTTAAAAGCAAGAATTGAAACATTAGAAGGGTAAGGGTTACCCACATTAATTAAACAAGAGTAAATTATGAAACAAATAGAACCAATAGATGTTTGGCAGAATGGAACAACCAAAACTGCTGTAAAATTACAAGCACAAGGGACAAGTGTAACCTTAGGACAAGCAGCCTCTTTTTATTGGCAATTGCTAACTGAAGAAGGTTATCAAGTAGCAAACGGTAACCTTGGGATAAGTGGTGAGCAATACGATGCTTGGGGTGCTGATGATGATTACGTTTACACTATTATCGCAGAGGATTTAAACCTAGTGATTGTTGGTGATTGGGTTGATCCATCGGTTGACGCATCAGCATGAATTTAGAGTTAAAGCGATTTAGTTCACAAAGTGATTCTACTTTAGGATTACTTTTTGTGGATGGTGAGTTTGAATGCTTTGTCTTAGAGGATGAGTATAGGGATGTAAAAGTTAAAGGTGAAACAAGGATTCCCTGTGGCTTTTATGACATTAAAAAACGTGAAGTATTAAGTGGATTAACCAAAAAGTATAGGGCAAAATTTGATTGGTTTGATTATCATTTTGAAATACAAGACGTAAAAGACTTTAACTATGTATATTTGCATATAGGAAATGACACATCAAATTCTGATGGTTGTCTACTCCTAAACGATGGAATAAAATCTAATGCTCATGGACTAAGCCAAAGCAATAACGGTTCAAGCAGTACGTCAGCATTTAAGAGATTATACCAAAAGATGAGTAAAAATGAATGTATAACAATTAATATAACAGACAATGTTTGAGAATAAAACAATCACATTTAAGGAAGCAGAAGATTATCACAAAGGATTAATTCTTCTAACTAATGCAATAGAATCTTCACAAGAGGGCGTGGGATTTGATTTAACTTATTTATTAAATAAGGCAATAAAGAAAATTGAATCAGATTCACAATCAATGGTAGATGCTAAGAAGCAAATGCTTGAGGTTTACGGCACTTTAGAGGAGAATGGTACACTAACACTATCCGAGACAAACGAAGACGTTATAGCCTCTGTAAATAAGGATTTGAACGACTTCTATGATAAGTCAGATGAGTTTAGTGTAATTAAGGATAAAATCAACATAAAAGATATAAAGCATCTTAGGATAAAGCCAAGTTTTTTGGTTCTCTTTGATAAATATCTAGAAGGTTTAGAGGAATATGAATGATACAAGTAAGGATGTAAGAGCATATATTTATTCTCAATTAGATGGGAATATAACTCACGATGCAAGTGGAGTTCCTGTAGTTGCAAAACCAACGGATCTCACATCATATCCTTATATTGTTATTCAGTCTTCTAATTTTGCTGACACTAGTTTAAAGGATAGGTTTTACGGTACTCATGAAGTAGAGATACAAGTTCACACCAAATTTCCTTTGAACTATGGTGGGCAAGACGATTGTGATGATATTTCAAATTCGATTACACAATTGATTAGAACACATGATGCTAGTTCTAATTTTGGTAGTGACACAATGTTTATATTTAAACAAACTAGTCAAAGGTATTTAAATGATGATGATGGACAGTATGATTACTATACTAAATCATTATTCTTTGATGCCGAGGTAATAAGTAATAGTTAATGAATGGAAGTAGTCTCCTTTTATATATTGATGACGATAGGCTTTTATTTTCAAAATCTCACAGTTTTTCGTTTGATGGGGATATGGTTGATGTATCCACTAAAGTACCTACGGCTTCTATTGTCGGAGAAAGTTATTATTGGGAGACTGCTAATTTAAATTGGGAGGTTGCTGATTTAAATTGGGATGATATTATTTATGACTCTTCTTTATCCGGATGGAGTGAGTCAATGGTTGGATATCGTTCTTCAAAATTCTCTGCTGAAGGATTACTCAGTTTAAATAAGGTTTTTCAAAGTTGGGACACAACAGATTATTATTGGCAATTATTTGATGTTAATTGGGAAGATGGTGCTATTGATCCAAACCCATCAACTAGTTTAGATGATTTAATAATAACAGGGGAGGAAGTTAAATTTCAGATTTTAGATATAAACATGAACTCAGTTTTTGTTGGTAGATGTAAGGTGTCTTCGTATGAGTTAGTTGCTAATAATGAAGGAGCAATGTTCTTTAATGCTGATTTTAGTGTAACGGGAGTAGTTAGTTAATTATATCTATTTTTTTATTTATCTTTGAGTTAAA